AACCGCAAATCGCCGTCCGCTCCGCACGGTAGCGAATGCTCGACTGAATATCGCAATGCTTGGCGATGTACGAGAACAACGTCGCGTCATCGCCCTTCAGGGGAACGAGGATGTCGGGGTACACGCCACCAGGAAGTGCGCCCTCGCAATCGTCAATCGCCGCGATGTACGCCGAGGTCGAGACCGAATCATTCGTCCCGTCCGCGTTGCTGTCCTGATCCTTCGGGACCTGCTTGACCGCGACCAATACCGCACCGTTCAAAAGCGTCAAGTACGACGCCAAAGAAACGGGGTTCGTCGGGCTGTTCGCGCCGTAAGCCGCCTCAATCGAGGAAAGCCGCGTGAACAACTGCGCCGAGAAGTCCTGCTTCCGGTAATTGTAGGAGACGTAGTAAACGTCGCCCACCGCAGGCTGCGCGCCGCTTCGATTGTGCGTCGTGACCAACGCCGTGTCACCGACCGCAATGCCCGCCGTATTCGCCACGATGAGCTGAATGCCGGGAACCGCGTAGTTCGGCAGGTTCGAGTCGCAGGTCCCGTTGACGCGGACCTTGAACGTGAAGCTCTGGCCCGCAGGGTAATCCGCGCCGCCCGCACGATCCAGAATCGTGAAAGTCAGGCCCGTCACGAGGTCGCGGTAGGTCTGACCTACCTGACCGTCCTGACCCGTACCGGAGTTGAGGATGGAGTTATTGGCCGAACCCGAGCCGTTGACCGGATCGGACGAGGTAACGAAGAATCCGTCGATAGCCGCTTCGCCCACGTTGCCGTCACCCACCACAACGCCGAGGCCGACGCCAGGACGCAGAGCCGTGTTGGACTCAAAGGCAACGCTGGAAGCCGTGCCCAACGTCAGGCTTTGCAGGAAGAGGTAATCCGCACCCGCCTGATCGCTCACGGTCTTGGCAATCGCCAAATCCGTGAAGTAGTTTGCGTCCGGACCCGCGAAATCCAGCAGGTAGTCCGCAACGCTCGCATTCGCGTTCGCCATGAGGCCGGAAACGAGAACCTGCGGCGTCAACACCGTCCGGCTAGAAGCCGCGTTCGTGCTGAAGCCGAGGGTGCTGTTCGCGTTACCGTCACCGATGACCACCTGAGCCGAGGCTTCGGAGGAACCGGAACGGAAACGGATACCCGCGCCTTCCTGCTGGACCGAACCCGAGCCCGTGATCGCATTGTTGATCTGCCAAAGGACCGAGTTCGCAAGACCGATGGGGCCGAACGAAACCGCAGCGGAACCGCCGACCGGAATCGCCGCGCCCGCACCGTTCGTAAAGACCACGGTGTACGGCTGGCCGTCCATCGTGAACTTAAAGACGTTGTTCTGGTCGTTGACGCCGCCCGAGGCGTAGAACGTGATCTGAGGCTGGCTGTTCGCCGCTTGGCTCGCATAGCTCACGCGACCGAAAGCCGTAGCCTCCATGATCGTAGCGCGAAGGCCCGCGTAACCACGCTCCTGCGCCGTCAAGCCCGCTTGGGAAGCACCCGTGCCGCCGACGATCTGCAACTCGCATTGATCGAGCTGAGACTGACCGTCGATAGAGCCGGAACCAGGGACGATGCGGTTGCGGACGATGATGCGGTCGTAGAGCAGCGGGGCCACGCCGAGGGACACGCTACGGGCAATCTCGCCTTGGAACAACTTGGTCTGATTGCCGAGAGTCGCACCGTCGGTGCTCAAGCCCGCCGTGATACAGAAGTCACGGGCAGGAGCCGCGTTCGTGATGAACTCCAAGAAACCGTTGCTGTCCGCAGGGTCAAGCGTGAGGGCGAACTGCAAACGGCTGGAAGAATCAGCCGTGACCGCAACGGTGAAAGTACCGCCACCAATCGCAGCCGCAAGAGCCGCGTTAACCGCAACGGCCAAAGCCGACGCCGTATTATAGGTGCCCGGAGCAATCGTCGCCGTCAGGTTGCCGGAAGCAAGAGATACGTCGCCTGTGTAGTGGATCGTGATGCGGTCGTACTCGTTGACCGAAACCGTCAGCGGGCTAGAGAAGCGCGTGACCGACTTCAGCACGGGGGCTTCTGCCAACGCCGCCGAGTTGATCGCCGAAACGTAATCCGCAACCGTCGCCGCGACGTTCGCACCCGCGCTCGACTGAATCAGAACGCCGTCAACCAGCAGGTCAATCGCGTCATTCGTCGCGTCGATCTCGAAGGTCGAGCCGCCCGTCGCCGGATCGTAAACGGCCTCGTTGCCGACGATCTGAGCGAAGAAGCCGCAGCCCGCGCCCGTCGGATCGCTAAGGTCTACGGAAACCGTGGTGCCGTCAACCGCGATGTCGAGGGCGTCCGAGTCGCCGGAAACCGGATAGTACGGGCCATGCGAAGGCACGGTGTATTTCGCGGGGGTCTCGTCGCGCTGAGCGAACTCAACCGTAACGTCCTCTGCAACCGGACCCGCAAAATCCGTCGTCGTGTACGGGGTCTCGAAACGAACGTCGGGCAGACGCTCGCTACCAGACGGGAACTGAATCTGCACGGTCGCCAAGCCCGCAGACTTGGAGCCAAACGTCGGAATCAAGACCTGATTGCCGTCCTGATTCGTGATCGAGTAGGTGCCGACGCCGGAAGGTCCAGCCGTCTGCGCCGTAACCGTGTATTCGACGTCCTGAATCGTATTGTAGTAGAACGTCGCGTAAACTTCCGCGCCAACAGGCACAGGCTCGGCCAACGTAATCGTCGCCGTATCCGACTCGACCTTCGTGACCGTCACGCGGCCACGCTCAATCGCGTCCTGAAGCGAAAAGCCCCAATAAGCGAAAACGAGGTCCGGACGATTCGTGGGAAGGTCAACTCGACCGTTCGCCACCTGATTGAACGTCGTGGAACCGAGGGGGCTATTACGACCGTTGCCCGTCGTGGGAGTCAGGGGCAGGATGAACTGCTTGCGATCCTCGACAGCGGGGTTGACGCTCGTATTAACGAAAGGCTCGCAAGGAGCCAAATACTCGCGCACGTCAACCAGCGTGGGAATGACCTGCGAGTTATTGAAGGTCGCGCCGCCCGCCGTGTGCTCGCCCGCTTCCGTCGTGACCGCCGTGCCCCACAGGATTAAGTCGTCCTGAAGCACGAAGTCCACGTTCTCGACGAAATCATCACGACCCGGCGTCAAGCCGCAAAGCGTGACTTCCGTGACGCCGCGATTGGCGAGGTAATCGAAGGTGTCCTGCCACGAGTTGAAGTAATACTGAATCGTGACCGTCGCGCCGCTCTCGGGAGCGAAGGGGAGGGTCACGGCACCAGACTGACCGTCAACGGCGGTCGGGATAACCTGCGCGCCATTGACCTTCACCGTCACGTCGGCGGGATCGGTCGTCGTGATACCGCCGTTCGAGCCGTCCACGATGGGGCGCTGAAAGACGTAGAACACGTTGTTGCGGCCCGTGAAGGAACCCGTCGTGAAACCGAGGGTCGCGTTCAAGGAGCCGTTGCCGACCAAGATGTTGCGGTCAGCGGTCAACTTGAGGACCGTGACGCCGAAGTTATTGACCGCCGTGCTCGCCACAAGGCTCGTGCCCGTAGCCGCACCATTAATAAAGGCCGCAATCTGCGCCGCCGTCCAACCGCCAACCGGAGAGGCCGCGACCGTCACCGTGAGGGTCGTCACGTCGTCGATGGTGAGGATGAGTTCGTCGTTGGAACCCGTCACCACGTCGTAGTTCTGGCCGATGCCGCCAAACAGCACGCCCGCGTCAGGCGTGACCTGCTCGCTCACGGTGTCCGTGATGAGCGTGTCCGTGCGGTTGAAGTAGTAGGTGACGCGAACATCGTCGGTCGCCGCAGGCTTCACGCTGAGACGAAGGATGCCGCGAGCACCGTCGATGGTAAGGACGACAACGGGGATGCCGTTGACCGTAACGGATACCGAGGCCGAGTCCGTCGCCGTCGTGCCCGTGCCGTTGCCGGAAACGATGGGGTAGTTGCGAACCTGAACGCGGTCAAGCGTGCCGTCGAAAGCACCGAGGGTGATTTGACCAGCGGGGCTGATGCTTACGACCGCACGGCCCGCTTCATCTTCCTGTACGACGCGCTGATCGACGGAAGAGCTAGAACCGCGCACAAGCTCCAAAGCCGATTGGCTAAGGATTTCGGAGCCGGGTCCGATGACCAACGGGATGCGGGTGACCGCGCCCGTCCCCTGATTCGGGGGCTGAAGATTCGTTTGGGTATAAACGCCAGGGGGCGCGTAGACACCATTAGGAAAGGCCATCGGGAAACTCCATCGCGTTCGAGTGCAAGCAGGTGATTTATCGCCGCAACGGGCGTCTATCAAACTTGCGTATAGTATCCCTAACGTAATGGAGGAAACTGCGCTATGCCGATATACGAATACCTTTGTAAAGCCTGCGGCTTGAAGTTCGAGAAAATGGTCTCGGTCAAAAAGTCCGAGGAAAAGGTCAAGTGCGAATGCGGCACCGAGGCCGAAAAGCTCATGTCAACCTTCGGATTCGCTTTCTCCCACAAGCCTGTAAACGGTCCCGTGCCGCAAAATACAGGAGTCCACAGCGTCGATTATAATTACGACAAGGTAATCGGACGGGACGCGGAGCAGAAGTGGAAGGTGATTGAACAGCGCGACAAGGCCAAGGACGAGGCCATCCGTGACGCTCGGCGCGAGGGCAAGAACGTCACGTCGCGTGATCAGTTGGTCGGAACGGCTGAAGGCGGCTATCGCCCGATTACTGAACCGGAGCGGGTCGCCGCCAATCAGAATCGAGCGGTCGCCAACGACATCAACAAGGCGTTGTCGAAGGGCAAGAAGCCTTAAGCGGCTTTTTTATTATGCGCCGCGTCGATGGCCCGCTCGATGATCGCCACCCCGTTATCGACGATTTCATCGACGAGACGGTGCGGGAACCCGCCGCGCCAATTAATCATGTCGTTCAAGTTTTCGCGGGCGAGTTCGGACACTCGCTCCTGAAGCGAGGCGTAAGCCTCGCTCACGACCTTGGGATCAACCGTGTTGGCGATGTCCCGCAGGCCCGCCATCAAAACGGCGTTCGGGGCGTTTTCCATCTCTTCCGCGTAAAAGTTGACGGTGCGGAAGATCGCGTAGTTGAGGTACTCCGTGGCCGTCAAAAGGCATCTCGTAGCCGGAGCCTCGATGGTGTAACGCACCCCGTATCGAGCGAACAGCCTGTCGAGCAGGCTGTCGAGAAACAAGGGCACGTCCGGCCCGTAAACCCACTTCACGTCGGGCTGGTAGCCCGCGCAGAAGTGGTGGGCGATATCCTTGAAAACCTTGTTGCCGTCAACACCCATATTGCACCCCTTGTTGGTCAAGTTCGCGTTACACCATCCAGACGATTGACGACCGTATCGAAAACCGAAAATCGTCAATCCCTCATCGAAGCCGCAATATTGTCGATGCCGTGGTCGAGCGCCTTCACGCCGCGCTCAAAAACCTCGTCGACATACTCATTCGGGAACCGGCTTTTACCGAGGATCATGTCGCCCAAGTTCTCGCGGGCGATTTCGCTGATTCGCTCTTGCAGCACGACGTAGACCTTACGAACCAGCAGGTCGTCCAGCGAATCCGCAATCAGCCGCAAGCCGTTGATGACCGCGGGCGAAGGATCATTCTCCATCTCAGCCTTGTAAAAGGCCAGAGTCCGGTCCACGATTTGATGAAGGTATTTGCCCGCGGGCAAATCCGGATCAACGTACTCATATTCCGGAAACCGGATTCCGTTCAGGTCGAATAGTCCCTTCGTCAGCGACTCGATCAGAATGTGAACGTCACTCAGATACGCACCACGCGGATCGACCTTGTCTAAGAGACAAGGGGAAAACTCCCATGCGATTCTCCGAAAGATTAAGTTACCTACCATCAAGACTCCTTTCAGTACCGGGTCATTACAACCCCTACACTATCCAAACGATTAGTAACCGCTATAAAAACCGAAAATCGACACGAATTTATATAGGTTGAAAAACCGAAAATCGACATTCGTTTTTTCGGTTTTTTCGGGGCAAGCCGAACGTCTGGATAGTGTAAGGAGATCAAATGAGTACGCGATTCGTAATCGGTTTTGTTTTATTAGCCGTTGGATTTACTGCGTTTGCAGCGGCTCCTCGTGAGCCGAGTAATATCGTCGTCGTCGACGGCGCGGAGTACGAGGTACTACCAACGCCCAATGGCGTAATCCTAATTAATCGAAAGACGGGTAAGGTCTTGCCGTGAACAACGCGGCATGGCTAGAAAGAAAAGGCTTCGTCCCCTACGGCTCAGGGTTTCGTGGGGACGTCGGCCCTTATGCTGTTCACGTCTTTCCGTACTTGGACGGACGTGAGTGGGAGGCCGTGGACCCCGTCGCATCCGTGACGGGTCATGGTGAAAACCCGCAGGAGGCGTTGCTCGACCTTATCGAGAGCATGGAGTCGCGGAAAGCGCGATTGAGTGCGATGATAAGGTTGATGCGGGAATTCGTTAGCGAATAATCTCGAAAGACCGATTTCGATTAACGAAGAACGGGTCGCGTATGGCGACCAAGTTCAAATTCTGATATACGAAGAACTGCGAAGGCGATCCGGTTTCAAACAACTGATCGTCCGTCAATCCGGCCACGGATTGTTCCTCGGCCACCGTGCCGGGGATTACGCGATTGGCTTCCCAATTGAGCGGGAAGTGCATGGACCAATCGGTCTGGATCGTCATGCTGATCGAAGACGTGTAGAAGTAGTCGTCGGCGTTTTCGTCGTAGGCTTCCTCGGCCTCACCGCCCATGCTGACGGACATGATTTCAACGCCCTCGTTGGAAAGTCGTCCGCGCAGGTCCGAATACAAGAACAAAAGGGTCCGGTCTGTGACCTCGCCCGTGGAGAGAACGTCGCGGGTCATCAAGTCCAAGTCGACGTTGATTTCCCATCGACCGCCGTATTCCAGAGCGCAAGCCTCACGGGTACGGCCAATCACGACGGTCTGAATGTCCCCGTCCTGAACCCTGCGACCAAACGCGAGCACCACGCCAGGAATCGCCGCGTTGTTGGAACCGTTGGCGGGTGCCAGAAAGGGTCCACGGCTTTCCCCAGCATACCGATAGTCTACGGACAGGTAGTTTTTGGGGTTAACGGGTTGGGCGAGAGTGATCTGCCCGTTCGTCGGGTCGGACGTGTAGTTAATGCCCTCGTACATTAGGATATTGCCGGGCATTTCGTACACGCGAAGGCTCCCAGGGTGAAAAGTCCCTTGGGCGACTTCGTATAAGCGTGGGCCTAAAGAAATCGGGCGTTCATCGAGAACTTCGAGGAGCGGGTCTACATAAAAGACGTTTTGCTCGGAAGGGGTGGGCTCACCGTAGAGTTCCCGCCTGACCTCTATATAATAGACGCCGGGCAAAGAAGGGAACGTGCCTCGATTACGCTGAATGGCGAGAGCGTCCTCGCGCACCCATTCGATTGACGTGCCGTTCTTGCCCAGGACATTCGCCAGATTGCAGTACGAAACGACCACGCCCTGATAGTGATCGGCACTCAGGATTTGCGGGTTCGCACTTGCGCCCTTGACGATGATCGCCTGTTGGGGCCGTTCACGAAACGAGTATCGGCCTTGGATGTTCGGTACTAGGGTGTCACGGTAGTTCGGGTCCAAGGACCAAAAATGCCGTAACTCCTGCAAGATGCGGCGTTTAACCGCCTCCGTCAGATTAGCGAACATCAGGCACCCGCTTTATCGGCGGCTAGTGATTTCCCGAAGCCAAGAGGCCATGAGTGCGCGATTCGCTTTGGCGGCGGACGCAATATCGGGCTCTTCAGACTTGATGACCAAGCGGCTCAGGGTAGAAGCACCCTCAGACCCCGGCTGCTTCTCAAGGATTTCCTCGGGGGTCGGCGGGGTCTTGTTCACTTGGCGCATGACCTTACCGTTGCCATGCTCCTTGGCGAAGTCCTTGCCGACGGCAGGCACGTTCGTCGGCGCACCGGATTCCGCGAACTCACGAGTCTCGCGCTTTCGCGGATTGTCGTAGAAGTGACCTTCGGCAGAAGGTGCTGCAGGGGCAGAAGCCCTATGACCCATCATAGCAGGCCAATTGGAAGCGGGGGCGTCCAAGACCTGTTGGAGCAGGTAGATGTTGGACTCGTGGGCATTCGCCGTCGCCGCAAGCCAATCGTCCAACCCTAGGGGAAGGGGGACGTGTTCCTCGGGCCAGCTATTTCTGACGATGGACAGGGCATCCTGCAACTCGCCCTCGGAGGTCAAGCCCCGACGGAAAGGGCACTCGTGGGAGCACCAACGCCCGACCATTTCAAAAATCAGGTCGAGAGAAACCTCGAGGTCAACGGCCTCAATGCCGAAATAGCCGACGAGCTTTTCCCCGAGAGCGTCAATATCAGCCTGTACGCTCTCGTAAAGACGCTGAAAGAGCAGGTGGTTCCCGTAGTAAGCGGGGCCACGGGTCTGCCAATGGCTCGTCTGGTAATTAAGGTACTGCGCCCGAAGGATCGCCAAGACGATGCGGAGCATCGGCAGGACTTCTTCGCGGATCGAAGCGTTAAGGTAGGCTTTGCGGCGCATATTAGTATTAGGCTTTCGAATTTATGAAAGATATTAGTCTTTGAAGTCTCGAACTCGACATGCTATTGCATGCCTCCGTTATCCCTTCAAGATATTCGCTGACCTCAGATATTAAAAAACCTTTAGTGGTATTCGAGAAATCGTCACGATGATTGCCCTCCATCATAAACTTTTTTCTCTCTTCTAGCAACCTATCCCCGATTTCGTTTAGAGAAGAAGAAGCGACTCGGCAAAGAGTCCCCTCTTTCCGTATAAGCTCGTCAAGGGCTTCTTCAAAGGCCATAATAGCAGCTTTTACTTTGTGATCGAGGTACGGGTTAGAGTCAATCTCTGAAGCATTGCGCCGATGCGCCTTCTTCTTAAATTTATCGCCGTACTTCTCTTTATTAGCCTGCCAATCGTCCTGGACTTCCTCGTCCTGAGTCGCAAGCCACTTTTCAAATCCAGCCGTATCGCCCTCGGCGAAACGGGCTTTCTTCTTAAATTTATCGCCGTACTTTTCTTTGTTAGCCTGCCAGCTTTCTTGAATGGACTCGTCCTGAGTCGCAAGCCACTTCTCGAAACCAGCCGTATCGCCCTTACTAAAGCGGGCGAACTTCCATTTCCTTAACATAGCCTGCTTGGTCAGGTCCAAAGCGGGACCAAGCTCGCCGTCAATCTGAGCATCCTGAAGCTGCTCAAAGTTTTCCTGCGTGAAATGGTCATCCATCCACGGCTCGTCGCTATCCAGCGTCTCAATCGGGCCGGAAACAGGCTGGCCGATTTCATGGGCGTCGAAGTTCGCCCGACGACGAAGATTGGCTGTTTCAACGGGAAGTCGCATTGGAACTCCTAGATAAAGACGTCGTAGCCGACTTGACCTGTAATGGTCGCGCCCGCTTGCACGGTAAATCCCGTGATAGTCTTGTTAGTGATGCGAAGGGGAGCGAAAATGCTCGGTGAGAGTTGAACGCGGTAGTTCGTGTTCGTCAAAGGCGTAGCGAAAACGACGTCTTTGTACGTCTCGGCGGTGAAAGTCAGTATGCCGTTGATTGCGCTTACAAGGGCCAAAATCGACTCCACCTGAGAAGTAGCCGAACAAATATCGTCCGTGACCGATTGCGGCAAACGGGTATAGGGGCTAACCACCATGCCGTAGCGGTCAGTGATCTCACGAACGTATACGCGGCCTGTCGTCGCGTCCGCGCCAACCGTGAACGTGAAATACTCAGGGGGAACCCCCGAACGGTACACGAACTCCGATATGACGAGGGAAGCCGACATCACCAAATCCCCGACGTTTCGCAGCCGTGTTTCTGGAACCAAGCGTCGAGTTCGATCAAGCCGTCACGATTGGACGACCAGACCTCAAGACGGTCGAAGCCGACCTTCACGCCCAAGTCGCTGATCGGTTTAATCGATCCGAGCTTCAATCGCCCATCTCGAAAAGACCGGAGCATGGCCGGAAGATTCTTGATCGGGTTCGCAGGCTGATAGACCGTGAGCCTATATTCATCACGCACGTTGGACTCTAGCCAACGTGAGGCGATTTTGCGGGCGAGGTCTACAACTTTAGTGGGGGCTTCTTCTTTCACGCTATCCGCTATTCAATAGAACGATTAGCGTTAGGCGACGACATAAATCATAGGATCATTCCAAGCACTACGTTGGACCTGCTTCATAATATTCAAATGCGCGGCAACGTGCTTGAACAGGGCGACGTAATTATCCATGCCCCGCATCCCCTCAAGTGCCCGAAGGGTGCGAAAAAACCTATGGCGAACGTAGCCTTGGGTTACGTCTAAATTACGAGCCACCGTGCTTTGACAGGTCGAATCGATCATTTCGAGCATGATTCGAACGTCAATAGGGTCTGATATTACGGATCGCAGATCGGCTTCGATTGTTTCCGAATCATATTCGGGCATCGTAAGCACATACTTGATGCGAGTCGCAGCGCGGCGCAGTCGGTAGCAGACCGTCGGTTGGCTTACGCCAAATAAATCGGCGATTGCGGATTGCCGCAGCCGTTGGAAGAAATAAAGTTCGAGGTAGTCGGCTTCCCGTGGATGCAAGTAAGAAAGAGCATCGCGGACCTTCGAGAAGTCTGCCGCCCGATCCTCGCGCAACGCCTCAACGAAGGTCAAGTCGGAAGCCGCGATTGCGTCTTCATTGGAGAACACCGCTTCCAAGTCAGCGGGGTCCATGACCACATGGCTATTCCAGAAACTATCACTCATCGTCATTATCCCTTTCTAATGTATCAAATTCTTGATCATTATAGCTGGGGTAAATCTCAGAAGGTGAATCGAAACCTAAAACACCATCTGCGGGACGAAGTGAATAGCGTGGGAAAACGCGAACCGTCTCAATCGTTCGCATTTTGATTAATACGAAAGCATCATCACCGTGTACGTCAACGACTTTTCCAATAAGACCTTTATGTAGACCATCGTAAACTCGAACTTCGCTATTAATCTCAATCTCGCGGGAGATCATCTGGCGAAGGCGCGTTTGCAGGTCCAAGACGGACCTATTGGGCACGGGCGTCAAGACCCGACCTACCCCTGAACGATTTTGGGATAGGGCCGTCTTGATGTTCGGACTCTTGTTGCCGAGCCCGAAATACGTCGTATCAGGCAATCCCGTAGCAACGAAGGCGTACCCTTCGATGACGTTGATGACGGATCGGCGTTTGTGCCGAATGATCACCGTGTACGGGACGAATATCGGATGGTCCTCGGGACAATCCAGAACGCTGCGAAGATGGGCGTCTAAGTCGCCCTCTTCTGCGAGTCGTTCACCAGCGTCCGTTAGTTCTAAAACGACCCAAGTGAGGTCGTCACGTTGATCCCGTTCCCGCACCTGTTAATCTCCGATAGTGGAAACCAACAAGGTTGCGGAAAGCATCGGCGTCGAGTGCCGTTGCAGGGACAGACGTATTATTTTGGACGCGACGATTCGCGGCACCGCCACCAACGGCTCGCGGGTCAACTTGAACAACGGCGTTTGCAGAGGGCTTTGGAGCATTTATGCCTACATTACCCGCAGGCATAACTTTTTCAGGCACGGCGGAAACAGACGTTGGTGCGGCCTTGGCGACCGACACAATCACCGCCTCCGAAGAAACCCCATGCACGACGCCATTGTGTAGGGCCACGGAATCGAGCAACAACGTATGGGAGGTCGGTCTCTTAGGCGGGGCCGAAAATCGGGAACTGAGCGCGAGTAACTGCGCCCCCTTTTCCGCAAGGGCTTTGATTCGGTCTTGCGGCCAATGGGCCTGAATCTTACCGACGCCGATGTGCGCCCGATACGCCGTAATCGAAGCCTCGGCCAATCGCTCATACGCCGAAGTCGGACTCGTCGAGTCCGCAAGTGCGGAAGCGGCACGGACAACCGATGCCTGATCCACCCCTATCGAATCCAACAGGTCGAGGATCAAGTCGTTCGACCCAAGCCCTAGATAGGACGTGACGTTCGTTCGGGATACAGGCCCAAGCACCGACACGCCCTCAAGGGTCTTAAGGGCGTCCCGAATATGGCACTCCGTCACTTCGGCAATCGTGACCAGAGCATCGTGCTCGTAAGCGATGCCCTCTTGGGCGCAAACCCAAGCGAGTCGATCCGCGATGCCCTCGGGCGTGACGGCTTTAATCACGAAAGCGGGAGCGCACCGTGAAAAGATGGTCGATTGCATCTTTTCAGGTTCCGTCGTACAAAAGATGCAGATGAGCTGCTTGTCTTGTGTACCCGGAATGCAATCTTCCATCGGTTTCAGCACCGCGTCAAGCGCGCTCTTGCTCAACCGATGGGATTCGTCGAATAGGTAGATGCGCCGCTTGCCCGAAAACGAAGAATACTGAATATCCTCCGTAATCTTCAGCATGTCCTCTTTGGTGGACTTGGTGGCGGCGTCTAACTCCGTGAAGCACTCGTGCTGCTTGCCCTGCAAGATTGCAAGGCAGGACTCGCATGAATCGCAGGGCTCCCCGTCAACGGGTGCCGAGCACAACAGGGCACGGGCGAGGATTCGCCCCATTGTCGTTTTACCGGACCCGTGCTGGCCGCAGAAAACGTAGGATTGATGGTAGCCCTTACCCTCTTTGAGCAATTGGCGCAGGACTCGAACCGACGACTCTTGACCGAGTACGTCGCCGTATTTGCGCGGGCGATATGTCGTATCGAGGGCCACGGAGGGCTCCGTTCAGGGCATGTCAGTCGTCGGAGCCGAAGATTTCCTCGACGGGGGAAGGCTTATCACTGCCGTCGCCCTCGTCCTTCGGGAACCACATGCCGTACCGCTCGATATTGTCGCGGAAAGCCGCAATGTCGGGCTTGGCGATGGAGCACTTCGGTTCAGCCGTCTTAGGGTCCTCTTCGCAACGGCAGGAGCAGAGCAGGTGGTCAAGCAAAGCCTCGCGCTTCGCATTGTCCAACTCGGTCTCCCAAACGTCCGCGCCGATCTCGAGCATGAACTTATAAGACGTATTGCCAATCGCATTCGCAATCGGGGCAACCTTACGGCTCGTGCCAAGCGTCACCTTGCCGCCCGACTTACCCGCCTTGTCGCGGAACACGACGACGATTTCGTCAACAACCAAAATCAAATCAGGATGGTTATTAGCGACCAACCGCTTGATAATCTCGTGAACGTCCTCGCCCGCTTTCCAAAAATCAGCCATTGAAAACACTCCTACTCAGGTATTGCGAAAAGGCCGCACGCAACGCCGCACGACCACCAGAATCCCAAATCTCGCCAGGGTCTTTGCCACCGCGATAACGAACGACTTGGACGTTTACATTTACACGCTCTAAGGCTTGTTTGGCCCCCATGTGAAATGCACCCGTATTGTCTACACGACCTTCGGCCATGCCGCGTCCGGTCGCGTCCTCGTCGAAGCACACATACGCCGTCGCACTACGGCGCAAGAACCTTGAAATGAATTGCGCGTGGGCGTGAGACAACCTCGCACCGCCACACGCCAGAACGACGCCTTGAGCAACGTGGGCAAGGGCAAGGTCAAAAATACCCTCGACGAGCCAAACGTCGGCACCAGACCAAATGCGCTCCATCGCCGTGTAGTTCATACCCGCAAAGGTCGCGGTCCATTTCGACGGCGGTAGGTAATGCTTCATCACCGCCTTGTCGCCCTGCCACCGCCTGAACTCCACGCCAAGCAACTTGCCCGATGGTGCCCACAGGGGGATTGAAAGCCAACCCGCCACGGCGTCACCGTGAGCACCGAATCTCCGCGTGAACTCCGCATCGGGACTCGGTTCCTCAGGAGGATTCCAGACCCCCACCCTGCACTCTTGCATGATGGATTCGGGCAAGCCTCGACCAAGGCAATAGCCCTCGGCTTCTTCGGGCATGCCAAAGGCCGAATCGACAAGTGCCTGATGTAACCACATCACGGTCGAACGACGCTCATTCCCCGTGATGCGTTATGCACCACTACTGCGGCCCAATCGCCCTCGCATACGAAAGCCGTGCCTAGATACTTACGGTCGGTAGGCACAAAGACGTGCGTAACACCGTCGGGCAACCACGGCGCATTTTCACGGTCCAGCACGTCGTAGTCCGTGAAGTCGTATTCGGCCAGACGGGACTCGGCCTCGGCTATCGTATTAACGATGCAACCCCACTCGTTTTCCTCGGACGCCTGCATGGTCGCGTGGACCACTTCAGCAAAGAGCGCGGTAGGAGCTGCTTGTCGAAGCGCGGCACGGACAGAACCCGTTTTCGGGAAAGGCCGTTCTACCCACGCGACAGCGGAAGACGTAGAAATTAGGTAGGGTCCGGACTCTTGGGGGACCGGAACCTCGATAAACAGCGGCCTTCGATTCTTGCCGACGAACGCCAAGGGCTCGATATGCAAGAGCGCGGGATTCACGGCTTCTTCCAGATGCGGTCGATGAACGCCGTGAAAACCAACGCCATCGGGCGCAGCCAAGTCATGAGCGCATTCGGCTTCGGCACGGAAAGGCGCGTAACCTCGGCCTTGAGCGAATCAAGCTCGGCCTGCTTAGACGTGACCTGATTGGTCGCTTCACTCAAGCGTATCTCAAGCGAGGCAACCTCTTCGTCGCGGGCACCCAAGCGGGTATGCAGGTCAGCGAGGTCCCCCTCAAGGGATTCACGGGCTTCTTCCAAGTCGCGCAGGATGGTCTTCAGGGCGTCGGCATCGTCAAGGTCGTCAACCCAAATGGATATGCCCTCAAGCTCGCCCGCAGAATAAGGGTCAGGGTACTCGACTCGTTCCTCGTCGAGAGCCCAAATCAACGCGGCGACGTCGCTATACTTGGCCGCAATCTCGCTCGGCGGGGCGTTCTTGAAAAACTCCTTGACCCGAGAACGCGCATCGTCGGCGTTGTGCAACGGCTCATAGAAGGCACAACCCACAGCGCGGTCGGAGAAACGAGAGTCACAGGACTTGCCCTTGCGCGGGCAGTCCTGCGAAGAGCAGAAGCCGATCTTGCCGAATCCGGCGAGGTCCAATTGGCGATTGTGCGCGCAATTGGACGGCTTAGTATCAAGCAAGTCTGCTATTTCGCGCTTCGCGTGCCGAAATTGAACTTGCTTTAGTTTATGGGCAATCTCGGCTTCAGTTTTCATCGGCGCACAACTTCCTTGAAGGTCGCTTCGCCGTCCTTTTTGTGAATCCGGTAAGCCAAGTCCGCTTCTTCGACCAGCGTTTGACTATGGGATACTGCCAATATATCGATGCCTAACCGTTCGGACAGCAACCGCAGGAAACGGCCAACCCTCGGAACGTAGTGCTCAGCGACAGCGGCAAGGGATTCATCAAGTAGGATCAAGGGCCGAAGCCCTCTACGATGCGTGACGACAACGCGCAACAAAACGGATTGGACGGTGGCGATTGAACCACCATAGGCATCTACGCTTGAACCTTCGATCATACCCCCTGCGTCCACTTGGGTCGTGATCAGTTCTACGGACACCTTACCCCGTTGCACGTCTACCTCTGACCTGACGGTCAGGTGCAGGTCGTCGAAAACCGCACCCAAACCCTCGGTCAAAAGCTCTTGGGCCAATTTTGCGTTGTCCACAACCTCACGGTCGATCAACGCACGAAGCACGTCCGCGACTCGGGCAAGGATCTGGTCCTCGTTCTCCAAATGCGCGATGCGGGCTTCGACTTGGCCCATTTCAGACAGAGACGCCGCACGAATCCCTGAGACTCGTGCGGCGTCCAATCGAAGGTCGTCTAGTTTTCGGATTAGTTCTTCCACACCAGAACCGCGAAGTAGTCGGTGGAGCCGCTTTCGACGGGGTCCTTATGACGCACGCCGATAAACCCACCCTTGCCTCGTCGGTTTACACCCAACTTCAACTCAGCAACCCCGAAAGCGTCCGCAATCGACTTCAGGTAGTTGTGCCCAACCGTGAAGCCGTCCGCGAAGGAATCACCGTTGACGATGTCACCCTTGACCGTGAGGGGGTAATCGTCCTCGCCGCCCGCGTCGGAAGGCATCGACGCAACCACGCGACCGTCGAGATACCGCAGTCGAATCGTATCGTGGTTCTTCGGGGCAGACGCCGACAAAACGCTGACCGCAGACTTGAAATCCACCAAGTCCAGCACGAATGAAGCCGCGTCCTCATTGTCGGGATTGACGTCGAGCTTGGGGAACGGGGCATTAGGACGGCTGATGCCGATGTAGCCGCCGTCAGCGCGACGGACAAAGGCGCACGCGCCACCACCGTCATTCGCGGAACGCTCAGACGTAAGCAAAGTAACGTCGCCAAGCAGCGTGTCCTTGAGGGACAGGAATCGCGTTACCGTCGGGATATCCTTGCCCGGAATTCGCATATTCAGCTCGGGCATCGCAACGCGAACGTGCGACAGCGCACGGCGGTCGGTAGACCACAGCGTGCCCTTAACCGCCTCAATCTGACAAATCTCGGGCTTTTGCGTATCGTCCGTAGACACAAAGCACTTCGACACGTTAATCGCACGATTCAACGTGGAGGGCGCGATAGCGCCGTCGGCCTTCGCCTCGGAGTAAAGACGATCCCAATACGGGAACTTGGTCGGGTCAAGGGACCGCAGACGAATGCGGCCCTTCGTGCCCTTTGCCGTGACCTCGCCGTTGGCGTCAGACGTGATCGTGAGAACACCGTCGGCGACACCGGACAGCCATTTGTCCAAACGCCAAGCCTCGACCGTGAAAGAATCGTCCCCATCGACGTTGCACTTCAGGGGAATGCCGCTGAAGGTACGCATATCATAGGATAGAATCTCCACACCCGCGTCCGTCTTGCGGAACAGGTAATGCGAGGATAGGTCGGTGCCAGAACCAACCGTCAGCGTGGAAACCGCGAGCGCGGACTCAAGATCAATCTTGGCGACTTCAATCTTCATGGGTTCCTCATAGTGTCCGGTAAGGCGCAAGTGCCTTGTCGAGATCGTCGAGTTCAGATTCGAACTTGGTCAAAGCCGCAGCGTAGGCTTCTTCTAACTCCCGAACCTTCTCGTCGATCTGGTCGGGGTCAATGCCCTTTGCGCGAATCTCGGCCTCAACGTCGGCTAGATTCTTTTGCGCGAGTTCGCGGCGGGCCTCAATCTTGTTCACTTCTTCAGCAAGTCGATCCCGCGTGGAGATAGCCTGCTTCAAGCGTGCGTCTAGTTCCATATTCGCCAATACACCCAAAGCAGTTAGGGGGTGCCCCCCTTAAAGAATCAAGTCCCCAAAACCATCGGGGCCAGCGGCCTCCTTGGGCTTTTCTTCCTTCGGTCTGCGCTTGGCCGCATTGAATTCCCGCTGAGTTTTACGAGCCTCGCAGACCGTCTCGAAATCACAATACTTACAGTTCGACGGAGTGGGGGTCGGGTCGAACTTGCCCTTACGCATCGACAACCGCGCTTGCACGACACGTTGAGCGATGCCCTCCAAGTCCTCGTCCGTGAAGGGAATCCACTCGACGCCCGATTCGCCCGTATCATCATTGTACGGGAACCTGTACCAGACGAAGCCGATGCGCTCGGGAACCTGCTTGTACGACAACTTGAACAGCAGCGCGTACCACCGCAACTGATCGGGGTCGGGGTCTTTGCGCTTCGTGTTCTTGCCGTCGAGAATGGTGAGGCCACTATCGTCACGGCGAATGATCAAGTCGGCACGCCCGCCGACCTGCGTGTATTGGTCGATCCAACCGACCAAACCCACTTCGGCCTTCGCGTAGGGGCCGATGAACTTGTGGGCCTTCATGGTCTTGAGGTAGCCAAGAACCGCGTCCCGACAATGTTGCAACATTTCGGAGCGGGTTAGCTCCATCTCGCGGTAATCCATGAAATTGCGGGGGTCGGACTCTTGCCGCTCCCACTCACGATCCACGATGTTCAGCAAGGTGGCCGAAAGGGTCTTTGGCTCCTTGTAGAGTTCATCATTATACATGCGCTCGATGGCGTACTGAATCACCGTGCCCATGACCGCGTGATGACGGGGGCTCGGCTTTTCCGTCATGGGCTTGGGCCTGCCCATCCCGCCGCCGCAATCGATCCCATCCCACCCACGGGACCACAGGAACTTCTGAGGGCACGTTTCGTACAGGGCGAAACTAGACCAATAGATCGTGCTATTCTCATTCATGGGCTTATTCTACGCCCGTTCTAAATAAGATAGAACCCGCTCGCGCACGTTTTCAGGCACGTCGGGCATTTCTCGCACGCTATCGACCACGGACTTCACGCCGTCTAGGGGCTGAAGGGCGTCACGAATCCGGCCCACGAAAGCGTCCATTTCTTCTTGACGACGTATCTGACGGTCGCGCCGCTCAAGGTCAAAAATCTTGTCCGGTGGCGACACGCGCAGACGAACCGTGGTGACCTCTAAAGGTTTGCCCTTCTCGCAGGTAAAAACGGCGCAGGCGGGAGCCCGCTCCAAATCGTCTTGCGACAACGAGCCTCGGGTCAGACTGCCGATGTTCACGAACGTCTTGCCGCCGATGTATTCGACGCCTTGATCCTTGTGCCAATGACCGAAGGCGTACAAATCAGGCGCGGTGTCGAGCAGGTCCGCGTACTTGATAATGTCCTCGCCCTCGAACATCGTGCCGCCTTGCTTCGATGCGAGCACATGGGCGATGCAGATCAAAAAGTCCTCGTCACCCCGTTGAATCGAAGTGAATCGGCCTAGATCGTATGACGTGCCGTGGTAGGGGATGCCGACAACTCGAACCTTCAAGCCGTCTTGGACGAAAACGGCTTCGTATTGGTCGTACAGGGGACGGAAAACACCCGTCGCATATAAGACCCCGAGAGGCTGTTGGGGCAAGAAGGCGTAGTCGCCGTAGATCGAGTCGTGATTGCCAGGGACGCAATATACCGGGCACGGGTAATCCGCATGGTGCTCGGCGGTGCGCCGAACGAGGTCATGGGAGTTACGGGTCGGGGACTTGATATGGAAGAAGTCCCCGCCGTCAATAATCGCTTGGGCGTTGACCTTGCGGGCCACGTCGCGCACTTGACCCAACTTGTCGAATACGGTGCTCGCCCAATCGTCCGTGCGTGACGTGGGTGGACGGTCGGAGAGATGCACGTCAGTTCGCCAGACCAGTCGAATCATGGAATGGGATTCCTTGCGGACAATTTTTGGTTGCGGTTTTAATACGCGATCCTGCGACTCGCGCAACCCCGTCGAAAGTTTTTCGAGCGGTTCTTAGGTTTTTTTCCAGACCCAAATGGGTTCGCAAAACTTATCAGGTATATCATCACCCGAATTTACACGCTCTGCCATTCTTAATCCTATCGCACCTTGATAAGAAGCGTTAGGAAGCGTGGCGATAAAATCATTCATCGGGTCACAAATGCTATTTACTAGCCTTTTGTAACCGCCTTCTTCGCGTGCATCACCTCGAACGTCCGCAATATTGACGCACAGGTGCCCGCCGACTTTTAAGTGATTCCAAACAAGCGTAAGGGTCTTGAACAAAAAACCCTGCAACCATGAATCCAGATGCCTGTACCGAACCCACGATTGGGTGGGGTCTTTGGTGTAGCGTTCTTTATCGAAGTATGGCGGCGAAGTGAAAACAATATCGAAAGGACCGTCTAAAGTCTCAAGCTCTTCGGCGGGGCTGCATATCAAATTGAACGTCTTAGGCGTGAAAGAGCTGAACCAATCGAACAAGTCCCCATCGAGGTTTCGATTGTAGGTTTCGACCTGAGCCGCGTATCCGTCGTGCAATCGGAAGTTAGGGTCTATTCCGGTGTAGTGGTTGACCTTGCTGCAAGCAAGGGCCGCAGATAACCTGTCGCCCCAACCCGCAGAGAAGTCCAAGACCCTGCCACCCCCATATAGGTCGTAAAGAGCCTTCGCCGCCGAGGGGCGAAACTGCGCGGCAACGTACTTGCGATTAGCGGCGGCGGTTCGAATCTCTCGAGAACTAACTCGGGTCATGCCCAATGACCATAACGCCTTAAGCAGACTTCGGCGTAAAGACGTATTCGACCAACTTCGCAAGGCCGATGCACTCGAGGACAAATCAACAGCGTGCCTATTCGCCGAGTGAAAGTAATCCGACGAACGAGAACCGACGTTGCTGCGTTCAATAAATAGGTCTTGCTTATGATATGAATACGGAAAGTCCGTTTCCCACGGTTCCCGCTTCAATAATATCCGCGAATCAATACTGCGAAGTCGCAAAAAATCAACCGTAGCCTGTTCAAGCGAGGTTTGCCTGAAGGGATACGGCATATTGGTCTTTTCGACCGCATCTTGAAGCAAGTCGAGGATTTGATCCTGAGTAAGTGTGGCATTGAGTTCCGCCCACAAAGATTCAGAAATATCGAATTCCTGATTGCGAATTAATGATTCCCAAGTAATCACGTCGCATGTCCGCAAGTAGGGCATTCGCCCATCGCGTGCAAGGCGTCATGCGCCTCCTGCACGGCTTGAGCATGCTGGTCTCGATACGAAGATAGGGACTGATTTAAAAAGGATACGTCTGCCGAATCCTTCCGATAACGCACGGACCAATCCCGAACTTTGGCTACGGCAGCGGGGTACTTGGCTATCCGGTCCCCGCTCGGTAATGCCGGTAAATCTAAATCTTGGGCGATTTTTTGGAAGGTTTTTTTTTCGGACGCGCGACGCCGCAAAGCCTCCAAATAGGACAAAGAAAATGAAAAAAGCGGCACGGACACCTGAAGATTATAGGTATGTGAGTCTCTGCGAGCGTTTTTGAGGCGGGCGGCGAGGGCGGCGACGGCTCGCAGGTCATCGGACACGGCCAGACCGCGAGAATCGGGGATGGATTTAGGCGTAAATCCCGCGATTGGAGCTAAATCTTCTCGGGATTTACGGAGCCGTGAGGCTAAATCTTTCAGGGCCGCAATCTCGCGGGCGATGTTTTTCAGCTCGCCCAAGTCCACCGTGCTGATACTATCGAGCACGGGGTCCAATCCGTCGAACTTCTGAGCACGCTCTTGCAAGCGGGCCATATCCGCGCGACGCACCTTCATTTCCGAAGCGATGGTCCTGCGGTCGGACTCGCTTGCCCTGAGCGCATCGGACAACTTGCCCACACGCTCCACGTCGGATAAGGCTTCGGCTACCACCGAACCAGGACGGTCAACCAAAAACAGGGTGCCGTCGAATTGACGAGCAATCTGAGGCCAAAGACCATCGGTGCCTGCGCTAATCTCGCGCACCCCTAAAGCCTCAACTTCGGGCGGGACCCCTCGGCCAACACCTTCCAATGCCTTGCCGTCTAGGACGTAGCGATTAATCGCTTTGCCCTTGCCGTCAGGCTTCTCGTTGCCCTTCTCCCAAGTGAGCGTGCGACCATCTTCGAACGATAGGTCTACGGTCAAATGAGCCTCGCCCTTGCGAACGAGGGGGCCAGCAGGGGCGTTCGTGAACGCGCCACGAACGGCCCTTAGCATGGCCGTTTTCCCGCTGTTGTTCGGACCCGTGATTACGGTCAGGCCGGAAACACGGATAGCGGCGTCTTTGATCGATTGGAAGTTACGGACACGAACACGGAAAGGCATGGGCTATATTACGCCCAAGGCTGACCGGATAGTACCCTCTTCATCTGCATCGACCACCAACGCAGTCGATTCTGCGCGCTCGGCGGGACGCTTGCGAAGTCCCCATGAAAAGAAACTTGCTGCCCACCTTGAGGGCGAGTCCAATGGGCCTCGGCGTGATCGACCGTCTCAACGAACCCCGTGACTGCAAAAGTCAGGGCGTCGTTGCGGCGAAGCAAGTCGTGATGCCGATTCATTGCGTCCTGAGCGGCCTGCACTAAACCGACCTTGGCTAAGTGATGCCCACCGTCGCCGTTTAGAACGGCGAGCAGATTGCCGACGGCGGCGCGGCCTTCGGGCGTGTTGAGTTCTTCGGCAAGGCTCATAGGTCAGTCGTCGAAACTGAGAGAAGCGTCGCTCATAAGGTCAACGGGCGGTTCGTCTTCACCAACGACGGGCTCGTAATCATCATCCTCGACAAACTGCTTGGCCGATTCACCGCTGCCAAGCACCGGACGAACAATCGAATCGACCAACTTGAAATCAGCGGGGTTATCGACCATGTGCTGCCGCATCTTCTCAATGCCCTGCAACTTGAGCGCGGAACCATCGGGCTTGGTCCAAGTGAACCAACCCGCGCCCTGCTTCTTGATGAAGCCGTGCGAAATGGCGATTTCCAGAATCGACCTGATATTATCAACGCCCTGGCCACCACGCAGGTAGAAGATTTCCTCACGGCCCTGCGAGCGGGACATCTTGCACTTGACCGCCTTGACCTTGACTACGGAGCCGGAGACTTTATCCTCGACCTTGTGGGTCAGGTTGTTCATCTCTTTGGCCTGCTCGTACTGAACACGGCGAAGTTCAAGGCGCACGCTGGCGTAGAACTTCCAAGCGTTACCACCCTGCGGCTTCGTGCTCGGGCCATGCCCCATCTTGCCGATTTCCGCACGGATCTGACTAATGCCGATTACCGCCGTTCCGGAACGCGCGATGATGCGCTTCAGGTTGGGCAACTCCTGAGACCACACGGCCTGCACTTCACCGACCTTGCCCTGCTCTGCGGCCTCAGAAAGATCGCGGTCCGTCAAACGACGAGGAATCGCCGCGCCCACAGAGTCGAACACGATCAGGTCCGCGCCCGCAGCGGCGTAAATCAAAGCGTACTTGATGCCGTCCTCGAGATTATCCGGCTGAAGCAACTCGAACTTATTTTCGTCCGTGACGGGCACGCCGAGGGCCATCGCGTAATCGGGAACGATGTCGTTCTCCCAGTCAACGTAGAGAACCGTGCCGCCCTCACGACAAACCTGAGCCGCAGCCGAGAGCGCGATTGAGGTTTTACCTGCGCCTTCGTGACCCCAAATCTGACTCACGCGGCCACGCGGAAAACCGGGGCACGGCGCGACGCCAAATGAATTCGGGATGCCGCCGATCAAATGATCGAGCACAATGGAGCCGGACGATATATGGGGAAGTGACTCCTTCATGTCGTCGGCAGACATTTTGACGCGGACGTTCTCGAACTCTTCCTTGCGCTTATCGAGCGCGAACGCACGGGCTTTCGCCAATGCACCTACCGGAGTCGCTGATGCCTTAGCCATTTTGTTCGTCCTGTTGAGCCTGTTGTGACCATAGGAAAAAGCGTTCATCCTCGCGGTAAATCACGCCACGCTGGACTTCTTTGCCCGCGTTCTTACCGCGAATGAACTTCTTGACCTCGGTGAAATACTTGGTTTCCACCGCCGTCATACCCCCTTCTAGCAACTCTGAAGAAATCAGGTGCCAGAAGCGAGCGGAAAGCCGAGCGACTAAATAGGCGTCGGCCTCATTGTGGTTCCATTTCGAACCACTCGCATCGTGCATCGCGGCATCGACCATATCCTTTTTGTCCATCACCCAACCTTTCGGACGGGCTAAGGACTCTCGGGCATGGGCCTTGACCTGCAACGGGGACCAAAAAACCACGTCGCATCGTTCAGACTTGAGGGCTTCGCACGAGTATAAAAACAACCCGTACATCCCCTCGCTGAACAAATTGTCGAAGACGGGGAACTCGATCCCCACCCGATCAGGCTTGACCTCTCGAATCAAAGCCCGCAGGGATTCCCGTTGCGCGATGTAACGGTCTACGAACGTCAT